CCTAATGGTTGACGGAACTCACAAGTTACGAGTAGCCGGTACAGCAGTAACGACTGGAGCAATCACTTGGACAGACGCACTGACCATCGACAGCGCGGGCGCAGTCAGCATCCCCGGCACGCTTGGTGTAACTGGCACTTCTACTTTAGGAAGCGTTAAATCCTACAACGATATATCTCTAACTAACTCAGCCGGTGGAGCTATTGAATCGTGGATTTGGACTAATGACGCAGCAAGCACTATGAAAATTGGTGTAGGTCCAATTTCGTCAGCCAATGCCAAACTCGCAATCACCGCCACCGGCCTAGCAGTCACCGGCACAGTTTCGGCGAGTGGGAATACCACACTAGGGCCAGCCACAGGCACAGCATCCCCAACATTGACTGTTCAGTCTGGAGATAGTGGCGTTGGGATTTCTACTGTAAACTTAGGTACTAGAACAAGAGATTGGCAACTGTCTTCTGGCGCAGCACCGTACTCGCTAAAGTTAAGATATAACGGCACGGATACCGGCCCGTTCGATTTACTAAACTTCACAACAGGTGGTGCGCTTGCAGTCACCGGCGCAGTCAGCGCAACGACACTCTCGACATTCTCGGCGGGGATTGCGTTCAAGAGCGCAGCCACCGGCACGGGGGTTACCAATACCGGGCTGACGTTATCAGATTACGAAACCGGCGATTGGACTCCTAGCGTTGGCGGGGATGCTACATATACGACTCAAGTCGGGACATACACCAAGATCGGCGATGTGGTTACGGTGTGTTGTAAGCTAGTCATTAACGTCATTGGAACAGGTTCAGCAAGTCTTATTAGTGGGCTGCCTTTTACGGCGAGTTCGGCGGCTCTTCAATATATTGGGGGGTCAATGGCTGGGTTTTCTGGTTTGGCGATAGCTAAAACCACCGTAATGCCGTTCACGATGCAGTCAAGTCCGTCTATTTATTTCCAGACAACCGCAGCGGCGGTCACAACAGCAACCAACGTGTCGGCAATTATGGGGAGTGGAACGAATTTAATGTTTACCATCACATTCAAAGCGTGAGTCGCGGCAGCATATACATTTTAAGAACAATATGGCATTAGAAAAGAAAACAGTTACGGGTCAACTTGAGGTTGGCGAAAACGGTTCAATCGGTTTGCGAACCGACACAGTTGTCCTCGATGACGGAGTGGAATTGAGTCGCAGCTTCCACCGCAAAGTATTAGCACCGGGCGATGACGTTTCGGGCGAAGATGCGAAGGTTCAAGCCGTTGCGTCAGCAGTCTGGACGGATGAAGTTGTTGCAGCATACGCAGCGGCGGTTGCAGCGGCAGCACCGGCAGAAGCACCAGCGGAAGAAGCAGACGGCGAATAATTTGATATGACGATTAAAACAGTCCCCACAGAAGCACTCAATGCCAGCATTGTTGAGATTAAACTAAACTCGGCGGTGATGTTCGGGATGCAGTACAATCTCGAATGCTATAGTACGAGAAACCTAACGGATGAGGAAGGCAATCCAGTTGTCGCAACCGGACTAATTCGTTCCGAGTTGCTCCAAGTCACCGGCCCTAAGTGGAAAGATTGGACGCCAGACGCAGCGGCAAGTGACGAGGCGTATATTGCTGGACTCGCTTTGACTCAATTGGGCTTGGAAGCTGCGCCAGTTGTAGAAGCTGCACCGGCTGAAGAAGCACCGGCGGAATAACGGGGTGATGCTTGGGAACCGACACGGCAGATTTAATTCAGACGCTGGGTTTTCCAGTTGTCGCAGCGGCGGCAGCGGGCGTGTTTGGGTACAAGATCGTCTTCTACGTTCTGCGAAATCTGAGTGGCGAGATCAAGGAATTATATACGATAATTGTCAAACTCATTGACAGGTTGAATGGAAACGACAAAGAAACAAACAAGCTCGCCAAAGAAATTTCAATGCTGCGGGTCGAAGTCGCTTCCCTCTACAAGTGCATGGGGATTAACGCCAAAAGCAAAAAGGTTCCTAATGATCGCAGCGATTAGTGCGGGGGTAATCTGGTGTAGTGTTGGATGCCGGTCACTATCTGGAAACCTACAAATCGACACACCGTTCATCGATGTAGAATATGAAGGAACTCCGAAATGAGTTGGATGGATTTGGAGGATGTGAAGGTCGCAGCGGTAGCTGTAACAGGTCTGGGAAATTGGTTGGTGGATATAGATTTAATTCTGAAGGTCAGTATAAGCGCGGCTAGTTTGGTATATATAATTTTGAAGATTCGACAGTTGCTAAAAAGATGAAACGTATAATTATTATTGGGGCATTGCTGCTGACTGCGGCTACTGCCAATGCTGGTGATCTGTTTGGTGCGGCACTAAAGCCCACTCCAGCGATCACCTTGTTTGGGCAAACACTGACTTGGCCGATCCCCTCGCTATGCGTTGGCGGTAAAGCAGGGGTGTTGCCAGATGCGAAGGTATCACCAGAGGGGTTGAACTTTAAAATCCCTTACCTCGCTATAGACATTCCGTTTCCGTCTATAACGATGAAAGCTGGAACAAACTTGGTTGAGGTTAAGCTGGGTGCAATAGAAAAATCTGATGTTAAAAAGTAAAACAATATGGACGGCGGCGGCGGCAATAATTGCTGCAACTGGTGGGTACTTCACGGGCGAATTGGAGGTAGCAGAAATGTTGCAACTGATCGTGACAAGCGGCTTGGCAATATTCCTACGGATCGGTGTTAAGAAAAGTGAGGTTGCTGCGGATGCTGCGGTTGAAGCGGCAAGCTCAGTTTTGCCAGTTAAAAAAGCCACGGGCTAATGGGAATCATCAGCGCAATTATCGCGTTGTTAAAAGCCGTCCCGTCACTGGAGCGGCTTTTTTTGAAGGTTGCAGATGGGGTTAGGGAGGCACAAGCCCAACAAAGACTCGATGAGAAACTTACTCACATTGACAATGCTATGCGGCTTGCTCGCGGCGGGATGCTCCACTCCACGAAAAATGAATGGAGTGAAGACGCTGACAGATCACCCACAGTTTCCGAAGGCGGCACAGTCCGCGCCAGAGTGGACGAGGGCAGCACTGGAGACGGTGGCAAAATTGGAGTATGAAATAGAGCGAAACTAATGCCAGCGAATGATCCAATCATAGACGGTGACACTCACTTTGTGGGGGTGAATATGCGTCTCGATCCCGGCCAACTGAAGCCGGGTTTTTGTGCGTCTGCGAAGAACAAGAGGTTTGTGAATGGTAAAGCCGCCACTCGTCCCGGCATTAAGAAGATGCCTTGGTCTAATAAGGCGGCAGATGCTTGGGAGGAAAAAACCTATTTAACGGATAGTATAGTTACTTATAGTGGTAGGGCCGCACTTGTAACGGGAAGCACCGCAGCGCAGGTTGATGGAGGCACTGGTGTTTTAGCAGCACAAACCACTAACGCAAGGATCATTAAGGGTAATTTTCCCGTAGATTCTTTCCTGTGGTGGGAACCTACACTCACTCCCGGCTGGGAAGATTCCAGTGGTACGTTAAATGTTTCGGGTGGACAAGTTTCTCATTTAGTGTCCTCTGGTTTAGATAATTTATATCAAGATATTAAAGCGGTTCTCGGTTGTGACTACACAATTAAAATCACGGTTACAAACGCAAACCCATCTGTGGGTCATGTTAAAATAATTGTCGGAACTATGGGGTATGGGTCTTCTGGAACTGTTGCTGACACTCCTACTGGATATACCTTTGAAGCAAGCACAACCCCATTAAAAGGACAGTACGCTGGCACAGCGGCAGGACAGCAATACACAGTTAGTGCTACATCTAAAGGGATAAACCCTAGCCGACTGAATATTCAAGCAACTTCGGATTTTGTTGGAAGTGTAGAAGCAATCACAATCGTAGAAGGGGCAACCCCCGAAAAAGTTGTGTTAAGCCCTACAACAGAACTTGGAACAAACTCATATCAAGCCGGAGGCCCAATTAGCCAAGAAACAACGCTTGGCCCATTCTACAAAAAGAAAAACCTCTCGTTTGTTGTAAACGGAACCTACTCGGTAAGCACCTCCGTTCAAAGTGTGTCAGTAGACGCAACCCCGCACGAAGTTGTATTTGGGGATACTTTAACCTTTCCAACTAGTGGGGGTAAACTTCTGGTTAACGCAACTGCGGCTACGGGGGCAACTACTATTAGCGGAACTGTTTCTGAATTTGCACTAGTAAACGACGAAACAGGGGGGGTTGAAATGCCTCCTCTTACAACACACCTCGCGCAAGACGCCGCCACCGAACTCTACTGGGAAAGCCTCGGCCACCGCACCTACGGCTACGGCACAGTTTACGGCACTGGAATTTTCCGTGATCCAGCTTCCACCGAATATGTTTTAGTGGCTGCGGCGGACGGTGTGTACGCCACGAAGGAAGGCAATCCATCCACTAAACTTGCTGGGGTTTCCAGCGTTACTACGGATGTGGAGTTTGTCCAATGCTTCAACACCGTTGTCATGTTTCGTGGGCCAGATGTGGAGCCGCTATCTATGACTCGGATCGACATAGGGTTTGTGTCGATTAGCCAAACGGATACCGACATAACCATTGATGAGAACGAAGACGATGGCACGGAGAAAATTCCAAATGCCTCCACCGGGTTATTCTTTGCAAACCGACTGTTGATTCCGCATTCCAAAGATTTGGTGGCGGCGAGCGATTTTCTAAACTACACCCGGTATTCGCCGGTCATGTCGAACTTCCGAATTAACCAAGGAAGTGAGGACGAACTAGTTTCGTTGGTGCGAATTAACAACTCCACGATTGCGTGTTTTAAGACCAACAGCATCTACATTGTTTCCAACATCTACGGAAATATGTCAGACATCACGTTGGACGAAGTGACCCGTGAATATGGTGCGGTGGGGAAGAACTCCATTGTGCAGGTTGGGGATGATGTTGTTTTTCTTTCTAGTAAGAAGGGCGTGACTAGTTTAGGCGTTGCCCAGAATGGGAAAGTGTCGGCGGTGGATGTTCCAATGTCAGAACCCATCCAGCCACTCATCGACCGAATCAACTGGAATGCCGCCGGTAACGCCGCCGCTGCGTATCACAATAATCGCTTGTACATGGCCGTGCCGCTAGACGGGGCAAGCAGTTCACAAGAGAACAATGCCATATTGGTGTTCGACTACCTCGCTGGTGGGTGGGCTGGATACGACACAGGCAACGCAATTAAAGTTAAGAAATTTCTGGAGACAACCCACCAAGGCAAACGCCGGTTGTTCTTCCTAGACACAGACGGTTTTATAAATCTCTACGATGATGCGTTGACTGAGTGTGGGTTTGTGGATGAGCTACCAAAATCCACAGACTCCGCTGATGCAGATTTCGGGAACCTTAAGATTGAGCAGATTAGTGATGAGGTAATTACTAGAGGTTACACTGCTGGAGACATTAGTTCCAAAAAATGGCAGAGCGCGGAAGTTCATCTAGCCACCAACGATCCCAGCTTTACTATAAATGCACAATTTGATGGGCCGGAAGAAAACAATTTAGAATTAGCGGGAAGTAAAACATTTAGCCGCACAAAATATGATCGTCCATTTGATAAGGCCGACTATGTGGAGTCGATGGCTGGAGATGATTTTATGACGAAATTTCGGCAGGATTACTCGGTGAACCCATCCACCGAGATTGATCTGCCAGATGGAATTGGGGTGGATGACAACACTGGATTCGACCCCGACCTCCACCAGCAATCTCAAAACCGATACCGATACCGTGGCGAAGGGCGGTATGTACAATTGAAAGTGACGAACACAAATGGACGGGCCGAGTTAGTGGCGGCGAAAGTGGGGGCGATCCCCGGTCAGAATTTAACAAATAAAGCGATATGAGTTTAACTGTAACAGTCCAGAAGGGACATGATTTTTCGAGCGGCAACGTGACACGGGCCGCATTAAATGCTGGAGCCGTTCCAACGGTTGCAGTTACTGGTAGTGTTGGGACGAGTGAGTTGGCGGCGGGTTCGGTGACAGGGACGGAGTTGAAAAGTTCTTCGTCGGTGGACGCAGACCGGGCCGTTACCACTAACCACATTCAAGATTCGGCGGTAACTACTGCCAAGATTGCAAATGATGCAGTTGATCTCACCAAACTAGATTACTCCACGGTGAAGGGGGCGTTGATAAAAATTGGAGATACTGCGCTGGACGATGGGGTTATGATACCAGAGGTGTTGGAAGCTAAAACCGATGGGAAAATCCTAGTGGGAACAGGGGTTGATCTCGCAAGCCTCGGCCACGACACAGAGACATCCACGATAGAAGGAGAAGCTATTCCAGATGGCCACTTAACTATCGCGGTAAATGCCGACAAAAATGGCGTTAAACTAAACCTCAAAAATAGAGTGGTGGAGTTGGCGCATTTAAGGAAGAACAAGGATTCTTCGGATGCCGCTGTTCCAGCCGTTGTGGTGTTTAATAACAGCGGAGAACCGAGTGCCTTGACGGTTAATGAAGCGGATAAAGTTTTAGCTAGTTCGACAAGCGGGGTTGTGTTGAAAGTAGTTAATAAGAAAATCGACCTCCTTGGTACTGGAGGAGCGAAGTACGGGACAGAATCAACTGATACTAGTGAAGACAACGATAGAACATTTATAGGGGTGCATGGTTTAAACCCCTCTGTTCCTTCTATTTTTAGTGTGTATCTTGAATGTATTGATGCCGGTGGAGATAAGGGGTACGCCGTTGGGGATAGGGTTCTTCTCCCCACAAGTTACGTTTCGGGTAAAAGCAATAACAGCACGGCGTATGTGGACGGAACAAACATCTATTTTAGTGTTAACCACACCCCAACATTTTGCGACAAAAGAACAGTTGTCGCTTCTGAAGCTACGGATAGTGGTTACGGATTCGGTCGTCCCATCCCAAACAAGTGGAAAGTAGTAGCCCTAGTTAGCGCATAATGCCAGACCGTTCCGACATATCGCCCCTCTCAATTACTGATGGCAAAATCAGTAAGGCGGCGAAGATTGACCCAACCAAGTTGGCTCCTGCCACTTCGGGGCAAGTGTTGATTGCTGGAACGGATGGTAAGTTTAGGCCGGGAAATTTAGTAACAACTTCCAGCGGCGACACCGTTGCCCAAGGGCCAGCAGGCCCACCGGGCGCAACTGGATCACAGGGAGCTACTGGCGCAACCGGAACAACTGGAGCAGCGGGAACAGACGCCAGTATAACGGAGGCAACGGTTAATGCTGCTGGTGCGGTGATGCACACGGACGTTCCAGATAGTGATACCGGATTTATTAAGAGAACTGGAGCCGCAACTTATGACGTTGACAACAACAACTATTATACCGAAGCCGAAGCGGACGCACTCAACACGGCCATAGTTGAGGGATACACCTCCCAGCTTGGCACTATGGCAATCAATTTAGTTATAGGGTTGGCCGGTAAGTCCGCAACGGGACACGACCATGCCGCTTCAGAAATAACCAGTGGTACTCTCCACGCTGATCGGTACACCAACACAACCTACACCGCCGACGATGGAATTTCTCTAGCGGGAACTGCTTTTAGTGTAGCAGCAGGAACAGGATTAACTCAAAACGGAAACGGACTTGAGTTAAACCTGCAAGGAGTTGGTGAAGAAGCCATTAGAGTTGACCAAGACTACCTTGTGTTTTTAGATGGTGGAGCAACAGGGGCGGCTAAAAAAGAATCTTTTGCAGACTTGGCAACCGCAATGGCGGGGACTGGGTTAACTGCAAGTTCGGGGGAATTAGTCGTATCAACTGGAACTACTGGAAGCACTGTTGCCACAGGAGATCAAGGGTTTGATGTTCACAAATACACTCGGACAATTACTTGGGGAACTCCCATAACGGATCACGTTACTTACGACACAGACGTAGCCACAGTAACGCACGGGTTAGATACAGAATTTATTACAGTATCTGTTTTAGATGTTAGTGGCCGAACTACTGAATCGGGAGCAAAAGGTTTTGTTGATATAGATTCTATATGCAGGATAACTGTTGTCGATTCCACCAAAATTAAAATATCGTGGTTTCCAGCCGATTCGGGAACAACTTCGCAAACAGGATATGATTTCAAGTTAACCGTTATCGGATGACCCCACTCCAGCAAGCCAAAGCAACCTATGACACCGATTCCACAAACACATTTGAAGGCGATCTGGTCTGGCATTTACACAATGCCTACGTTTGGTCTGGAGACGATGCGTTCATCATGGGTCGCCCAATGCCGAAGGCTAAAGTTGCTGAAGAATGCACTGAACAAACCACCTATCCAGTTAAGGATTGTGATACATGGTTTGTCTGGCTTGGGTCAGGAAAAGCCGCACTCAAACGATTTCTGGAGGTCGCCCCATTCCGAATGGAATACGTCGCTTGGCACAGGCGCGGGGCGAAATTGAAAATTTACAAATGGAACGATTACGAAAGAAAGGTAAATAAGTATGGGAACAAAAGTTAGAGCCCCGAAAGCCCGCGACTATGGTGGCGAGATGAAATCGACCCTCCAAGCCCAAGTGGATATGGCGGGCGACCTCTATGGCGCAGAAGAACAGTGGCGCGGCAAGTACGCCCAGCTAGACATGGACATCGCCAACCAGATGACTCCACAACTGCTCGATCTATACGAGACTTCGCAAAGGCGACTCGGCACAATGGATCGTGAGCAACTCGACCTCCAGCGCGAGGGAGATATTGGGGCGATAGAAAAATACGGTGGCCGCGCACGGGAAGCACTGGACGCCGCCAACCCAGAACAAGCCGCCCTACTAGAAGAGTTAAATGCCCAAGCTTTGGGTGACCTCCAGCAAGGTGGACAATTGAATGCTGGAGAACGCCGCACCATTAACCAATCAGCGAGAGGCGCACAAGCCGCCCGTGGATTTGGCTACGGGATAAACGATGCGGCTATTGAGTCGTGGGCGAACCTCCAAGGCAGCGAACAAAAACGCCAGCAACGCCAAGGTTTTGCACAGTCAATGGTTGGAATGAACAAGGCAACTGCCGCCGACCCATTCATGGCAATTCTAGGCCGACCAAGTTCCATGAACACATCAATGGCTGGAGGCGTGGTTGGACAGGCCGGAGGCTTCAATCCCGGCGCAATGTTTAGTCCAGAAAGCCAGTATGCTGGAGATATTCATAACCAGAATTACCAAGGGCAACTGGCGGCTAGAACTGCTAGTGCTAAAAACAAAGCTTCTTTGATTGGTGCTGGTATGAATATGGTTGGCAGCGCGATGGGTGGTGGTGGTGGTGGTGAAAAACCTTGGTGGATGCCTTAAAGGAGAACATATAAAATGGCTAATTATTTCAGCAAATATAAAGGACGCGGTGGCCCAGCAATAGCACCCGGCATTGTCCAGATGATGGGCAGCATTGGGGATGAATATGCGAAGGGCATTAAGGGGTTGAGCGAGGGGCTTGAGAAGTATCGGCAGAATAAGGAAAAACGTGAAATCCTGACTGAGAAAGGGGAATGGGTTGCTGAACAAAAAGTGCAAGATTTGGCCGCTTGGACGGAAGAAGATCCTCAACGAGTTGACACCAAAGAATACGACGAAAAGCTCAAAGACATCCAGAAGTTTAGCGAAGGAATCACAGATATGCCCCTCGGTAAACTGGAATCCGCCATCTCCAACTACGCGATGGATGTGGAACTCGAAAACCGGCGACAAACGAGGGAGATACAGAAAGCGGAAGTGGAGGAATCTAGGCGTCGGTTTGATGCGGGGCAGCAAGCCACACAGAATTACCGCAACACGCAGACAGGGTTCACCGAACGAGCGGAAGAAAGAACGATTAATGCCTTGGAGGATGCGCGAGGGAAAGAGGCTGCAGGAAGAAAAGTGCATCAAGCCTTCGCCGCAATTCCGACGCAGACGGAAACTTCAAGAGCCGGGTACTTTGAGGAAAGAGAGATTCCAAAGGCTCCAGCCGGAACAACGTCAACGAAAAATTATGATTCGTCAGAAGCGCGTATTGGAGATGCTGTTTCAATAATAAACGACACGCTTAAACATAAGGAGAAAGCAAGGGATAGGTTCCGGCGTGAAATTAAAGCCAGTGACGCGGAACTGGCGGGGATGAAGGATGAGGAAGGTCAGCCACTAGCTCCGGGCCGGGGGTGGCATCCCCGCGTTGTGTATGACGCAACGGTAGCCGCAAATACGCGCATGGAAGACGACATCCGCGAGCTTGAATTGGACAAGGAATATCTGGATAAAGATTCCTATATGTACATATCCGACGAAGACCGGCAAGAGGTATTAAACAAATACGCCAAACCACTCGAACCAATACAAGTTGGTGCAGATGTAGGGGAAGCCCCGGCTGCGCTAACGGAATACATTTGGAATCCTCCATCAAAAGGAACCCGACCAACCACGCAAATCGAGCGTCACCGCAAGATGCAAGAAATTCTTGTCGAACATGGTGGAGACTTGGGAATGGATGAGTTGGGTAAATTTAGAAAAGAAATGGGCAAGCTCGACCCGAACCAGCCGAGTCCGTTTAGGTATGAGAAAGGCCCGAACGACACTTGGTTAGCCACTCACCAAGGCACTGGGGCTACGGTTAATCTTGGGCAAGAGGGCCGCATGAGTGCAACGGAGATTGGGTACATTCACAAGCGAGCGGAGAATCAACTCAAGAGTCTCACGAAGGCAAAGGATTTTCTTGAAAAAGCCCTATTCGAGTATGATCAAAAAGCCGCCGATGGTATGTCGAGCGAGGCAGAACTCAAGCCACTCAAAGACCGATTGGAACGCGCCAAAGCGGCACTCGAACAAGAACAACCAATCCTAAAATACGGCTCCGGCGGCTGGGAAAACTAAATGCCCATTATAAAAATAGAAGGGGTTGGCCGCGCCCAGTTTCCAGACACGATGGAGCGGGACGAGATTGAAGCGGCTATTCAGCTTCGCTACGGGAAGCACCTAAACAAGTTACGCCAGCAAAAACGCGAAGCCGAGTTCCAGCAAGCCCAAGAGGCTGCTCAAAAAGTTGCCGACGAACAGGGTATTTGGGATAGCTTCACTGAAGGTATGGGGCGGGCGAAGGATGATTTCATTCTTGGCAAGACCCTACTGGAACTCGACCACGCCGACGCTCAAGAACTCCTAGAAGAAGAATACCGAAACTGGAAGATCACGCCGCGAGCCGACGAGGCCGATATGTTAAGTGTGCGTGGTATGGGGAATCTGTTCGGTGAGGCAGGAGTTACTATCGCCCCCACCATTGGTGCGGGATTGGGCGCGGGCGCATTAACAACTCCACTTGGAGGACTCATCACCGCCGGGGCCACCGCCACTGGAATCCAAGCCACCTCCGCAAAAGGCGCAACTTTCCGAAACGACTACATCAACCTACGCCACCAACAAAACATGGAGGGCGCGGATGACCCAAGTACGGCATACGAAACCGCCCGCGACACCTCGAACAAAGCCGCCATGATTGCTGGTGGAATTGCAGCGGCATCCACGGCCATTCCAGTTGGCAAGTTTATCAAGCCCGGCAGCACCGTTGGCCGCACCGTTGGGAAAAAGGTTGGGGCAGAAGTCGCATTCGATACCGGCTTGGGCGCAGCAGAATCCATATCCAGCGATGTGTACGCGGAGGCGCAAGGGGTTGAGCGAGGAAACATTCTGGAGAATGCACTTCGTAGTGCCGCCGGGGAGGCTTTAATTGGTGGGCCATTTTCAGTGTTTCATGGGCGCGGGTATCTGCAAGAAGCCAGAGCAGAACGAGCGAGGCAGTATGTGGATGCACAAATACAACCCCCAACGCAACTTGCGCTTCCAGCCCCGCCAGTAAGGCTTGGACTACCCGGCCCTCCAACACCGGCTGGATTATTAACCGGCCCCGGCATTGATCCAGCACGAAGATTGCCCGGCCCCGACACACCAACCCCCATGATACTGGACGGCCCCATCATTGATGCGGACACGGGGAAAGTTTTAGATGTGTCGTTGGAACCAGATGCGCCGATTGCTTTGCTGGACGAACGCGGCAACGTCATCAATCGGGGAGTGGAAAATGATGCGGGCCGCATTGCAGCACTGGACATTGAGGCGAAGTTCGATGAACGAATCTCCAACAAGCGCACCAATCCAGAGAGCGGCAAGCTAGGCTTTAGACGAACCGCCGAGGACTTTATCGACACAAAGCCCCGTGAGCCTGACGTAAATGCGCCGGTTCCAGAGGCTCCCCGCGAACTCGCGCCGACAGCACCGCTAGAGCCGCCGACAACTCGGACTTTTCAGGAGGGGCATGAAGCTGTTTTTTCAACCTTTAAGGTAACGCAAGAAGCCGCCGATTTTTACAATGAAGGTGCAACTGAAACCACAATAGCTTCACCGAACGGGCGCATAAAAATAGCAAGCGGTGTGGCCAATTCTCCTAACAAAAATTCAGTTGTTGATTTTGTCGTTCCAGAAGGGAAACGAGGGCAGGGGCATGGGAATGCTTTAATGGCGAAAGCCGTTGAAATGTTTCCAGAACTAGGGGGGCAAGTGTCTTCTTTAGCGGCCCTTAAAGTTGCCTACGATGTGGGGAGGCGGCCCGCAACAAAACCAGAGGCTACTTGGGAGGCTTCTAAAGATATGTTCGAAGAAGCGGGGTCGATTAACATGAAAACCCCCCCAGAACCCAAAGTCGATAAAGGCAAACAACTACTTTTCGAGTTCCAAGAAGCAGTCAAAGACCTTGGAGGCCGCGTCGGCATGGGCGTCGATCCCATTGCCACCTACAAAGTTTTCAAAACGATGGTCAAAATGGCCGCGTACTGGAGTGCAAACAAAGTTAAGTCTGCCGCTGAATTTGCAAAGCGCATTGGAGTCAAGTTGACTGAAGCCGTGAAGCAAGCGTGGGCCGATGGCAGCACGGGAGTTGCGCGGACTCCAGCCGAAATACCACAGGCAACCGTGGATGACATATCGGGGCGAGGTAAACCAAGCCGCGAAACCGCAACTCGCCGCACTCTCGGCCAGATTGTCAGCGACCACATCGACGCAGCCAAGAGAAGGCTGGAACTGGATGACACAGACTCCAAGGCGAACGAAGTTATCCGCAAACTGGTGGATAGGTTCGTTGACTTGAAAATCCTCCAGCGACTAATAACGGCTGGAAAGAAAATCCCCGACACCATGAACGCATACCTCCACATGGAGTTGTTGTCGGATCGTGTTGGGGCTGCGCTGACAAAACTGCGATCAGATGTGCTAGACCCGATGGTGGTGAGGATGAAGGAACTCAACCTGTCTGACGCCGACCTTCATTTATATCTCCACGCCCGCCACGCCCATGAGGCGAACAAGCGTATGTCGGAAATACGCGACGATATGCCAGACGGTGGCAGTGGCATGACGAACAAAGCCGCCGAGGATCACATTACGAGATTCCAGCAGGAAGGTAAGTTGCCCGGTCTTCAAGAGATTGAGAAAACTGTTCGTGCCTTGACGCAATCGAAGCTCGACCTCGAACTGGAAGGTGGACTCATCGACGAGGCCAACCACCAAAGACTTTCCACCTACTACGAACGCTATGTGCCGCTGAACAGGGAAGGCGAACACTCCGACCACATCGAAAGCGGGAACAGCACATTTAAAGGTCACAAAAAACGAGTAGGCAGCGGCAAAGATGTGGTGGATATTACATCAAATCTGTTCGCCCAATACTCCAACGCGATTGAGCAAGTGGAGCGCAACCGCGCAATGGCCGCGCTGGAACAACTCATCCAGAAATACCCGACCGAAGTTATTTCCAGAGCGAAACCCAAAATGGTTCCAGACTTCGGCCCCGATGGGAAGTTAACTTCCAGAGTCGATCCATACTGGAAGTCCGCCGACGACATTGTAAGCTACTGGATTGCCGGGGAACAAAAGTTCCTCCAAGTCAACAACCCGGCCCTCGCCCGCAACCTCAAGAACATGGGGTATGGGTCAACCAACGCATTCATCCGAGCCTTCGGCGCGGGCAACCGTTTTCTTGCATTGGTCAACACGCAACTCGCACCTAGTTTTGTCATACCCAACTTTCTGCGCGATCTCCAGACGGCGAAAATCAACATGGCCGCAGAAGATGTCGAAGCCCTGCGAACCAACATCTTGCGGAGTGTGCCAAAAGCCTTCCGCGCAGCGTGGAAAGCGGAGGTTGGCGTGAAGGGGAAGAAATCCTACGAAGGAGTTGAGGGCCAATACTATAAGGAGTTTGTAGAAGTTGGAGGCAAGATTGAATTTTTCGGGTTGAAAGATATTGCTTCGTACAAGAAGCGAATCCAGCAGGGGTTGAAGGATCAGTCCAAGCCAGAGAAAGCCATTCGGTTCTTACTGGACAAGGCGGGCAGTCTTAACGCCACCGTCGAAAACACGATGCGCCTGTCCGTGTATGCCAATGCCCGTGAGGCTGGACTATCCAAGATGCAAGCGGCGAGCCTCGCCAAAAACGTCACAGTCAATTTTTCCAGAAAAGGCGAGTGGTCGAGTGGGCTAAATAGTTGGTTCCTGTTTTTCAATGCAGGAGTGCAGGGAAGCTATCGCATGGCGCAAGCAATCCAAAGTCCGAAGGTGCAGAAGATCGTTGGGGGCGTTGCGGCGTTTGCAGTCGCACAGGATTTTCTCAACCAAATGATCTCGGACGAGGACGAAGACGGCGAATCCTTTTACAACAAAATTCCAGAACACGTTCGGGAACGGAACATGATTGTTATGTCGCCATTCGGCGGCAAGGATTATATCAAGATTCCAATGCCCTACGGCTACAACGTGTTTCATTACGCTGGAACCAATATGTCCAGAATGTTACGGGGGGAGATATCCGCTGGGGAAAATGTCGCGCACACATTCAACTCCACGCTCAACGCATTCAATCCTATCGGCGGGGCGAGTGACCTGTTCAGCATGGCTGGACTAGCGCGGGCTGCAACGCCCGACATATTTAATCCTCTGGTGGAGTTACCGAGTAACAAGGATTGGAAAGACACTCCAATTTATCCAGCCCAAAATCCGTTTGATACATATGAGAAACCGTGGTCGCAGCGATATTTCTCTAGTGTTTCCGCCCCTTCTAAATTTATCACAGACAAGCTAAACCGAATCACCGGAGGAACAGAAATCCAGAGTGGACTTGTGGATTTGAGTCCAGAAACACTCGACCATTTGTTTTCCCATTTTTTCGGCAGCGTAGGCAAGGACGCATTGCGACCTTTCACTGGAGAAGGCATCAATAAACTTCCAGTGGTGCAACGCTTTGTTGGTGGGCAAACAATTTATTACGACCAAGAAAACTATTACAAACTACGCAGCGAAGCCTTCCAAGCCGACGATCAGATAAAGGCACACAAGGCTCGCGGCGAAGTCCAAAAACTCAAAACGTATTTGAACGAGGCAACCCCACTCCGCAAAATACTACCCCGCATCAAAGATACGGATAAAAAGATTCGGGAATTCAACCAGAAAATTCGTGTGCTGGAAGCCAGCGCAAATCTTGACGAGGCTGAAAAAACCGAACGAGTGGGAAAACTCAAGGAACGAAAAGTCCAGTTGATGAAGCTCGCTCGTAAACGCTTTCTCCTCCTCACTGGCAATGAATAGTCGTGAACACAACAACACTAGGCGCAGTCGGAGAGCGACTTGTCGAGGCTGAATTACTAAAGCTGGGGTTTTGTGTTGCTCGTCCAGCGGTGGATGTTGACGGGTACGATTTACTTGTGGGAACTAACTCCCGCGAATATCATCGACTTCAGATTAAAACTTGTCGGATTCCAGTAGAATACAAAGGTAGCTACGGCTATCGCTACACTGCGCTCAAAAATAAGAAATCCGATTATTTCATTTTCGTCTGCTTGATGCACAACACATTCTACATCGTGCCAACCGACCTAACCGCCGCGTCAATTCGTTTCTCTGGAGACGGCAGTGGACAGTCCGAACTAGAAAAGTTTTTTGGCGCATGGCACATATTAAAACCAACACCCAACGATCATACCCCCGCGCAAGTTCTTGATGCGGAGTAGGATGCGTTGATTCCGCCCTGACTGGGGGTCAGGAGGTCGAGAGTTCGAATCTCTCCATCCCGACCATTTTAATCATTTTTTTACTTGTTTTCTAGAGGCTAACTTCCCAATGTCCATTTCAGGACACTTGTTCCGAGGGCTGTTCTCGCACACAAGGCGTCGGAAAACGCAACATGAGTATTGAAAATGAGGTTCCCACATCTGACCAAATTCCGCTCTACTACCATGACAAAGGGAGAGTGCGGTTCATGTATCGGGGGCGAGCCTACACATTGTTTAAGCCGAAGCTGGGTTCAAATTTCTACATAAAAATCCAGCGTCAGGGCTACCGCAAAACAACCTCCCTGCACACTGTCGATCCAGTTCGGGCCGTTACTATGGCTGTGGGGGTCATCGACTTCATGCTGACCGGCATTGATCCAGAGGCGTTGAAGGAACCGTCTCACGCCACCGCTGATTTGGTTACTCGTTCGTACCGGGTCATTGCATTGCGTCACGGGTTGAAGGAACGAACCGTGGAGGGAAATATTTCAGCTTTCAAGAAAATCATTGGCCGACGTAAATCGCTCAAAAGTTTCCCCATATCCCGGCTCACTGGAAAACTCGTCCGCGAATTTATTGATTTTGAACTGGACTTAATTGCGGGGCAGGGCGAAGACGCCCGGCAAACCAAACTTCGCAGCATTCAGTCCAATTTGAAACAGGCGAAGTCAATATTCAAAAAGGCATTCCACTCCCGGTACGAGGATGCGGGCATCTACCTCGGCAACCTCGATGACTTCATGCTGGAACAAACCGAGACTCCAGCCACGGTGGATAAAGAGCCGCTGGAGGATGAAGTGGTGGAGGTGTTGGATGCGAAGGTGGAGGCGTTGAGTGAGGTGCGGCCAGATTTTCATGCGGCCTATTTGCTGGCCAAGTCCACGCTTCGCCGAGGTGAAATCCAGCGGGCCAAATGGGATTGGGTTCAAATGAAAAAGGGCCAGCCACACATTGTCATGTCAGCAGATCAGAAAGGCAAGCGGCCCACCGCCATACCGCTCGACCCCGCCATTTATGAAGCCCTCCAGCAATGGTACAAATTAACTGATGACAAGGAATACATCCTACCCGAAGACGGCTGGACGGGCGAACGCTGCGGATATTTTATGAAGGAATTGGATAAGTGGTTGAGGGTCGAGGGTGGACTCAAAACCGACAAAACATTCCACGAACTCCGCGCCCACACACTCCACACCATCCGAGAGAAATATGGGCTGGAAGTTGCGGCCACCGTGGGGCGTCACTCGGAGGCTGGCATCACCGCAAAACACTACACAGGCAAGAAGCAAACCCCCGCCAATTTCAGCTTTCAATAAAAAGATGAAAAAATTCACAATTAAAACTTGTAAAATAATGAGTGAGAGTCCACCGTCTTCCGTGTGCCGAACTAACATGAACGAAAACACACACAGAGTATTAGTAAAACTAGATAACGAAACCCGCGACAAGGCCAAGACTCAAGCGCGGCTCCTCGGCGTTCGGCTGTCCGAACACTACCGAAAAACTCTAACGGCTGGACTCAACGAATTCCAGAACGCCGACTTGTTAGAAAAAATCAAACAGATATGAAAAACACCCCCCTCCAAAACAACGGGTTGAGTCAGCGGGCATGTGTCCGTGTAGGATCAACCCCACTAATTTTATGGGGGCAAAAAAGAAACAGCCGAAGCGATCGGTTCTGGAGATTCGTTTCGCATATATTTGGGGAATTATGGACGGGCCAAAACTCGTCGAGGAACTCGCCTTTCACCCGAAGCGAAAATGGAGGTTCGATTTCGCACATCCAGCAACCAAAACCGCAATCGAGATTGAGGGCGGCGTCTGGAGCGGGGGGCGGCACACAAAACCCGCAGGGTTTACGAAAGACTGCGAGAAGTACAATGCCGCTGCTGCCGCTGGCTGGACAGTCTTTAGGCTCACCGGCTATCACATTAACAAGGAACATATTGACCCGATAAAACAGTTCATATTATGCCAGAAGAACACGCGAAACATTCCCCCTCTCAACTAAAAAGTAAAAAAATATGCCCGCAATGGACGAACGATTCCAGTGGTGACACGACCGCCGCCGACGAGGGGACGATGCTTCACGACGTAATGGAGAAATGGGCGATTGCCATTAAGGAGGGAGACTTCAAGTGAGTTACGAACTACCCACACTAACGGACGAACACGCCACGTTGGTTGGTTGGTGCATGAAGAAGGTCGAGCCGCGACTTCGACAGGCCGACCAATTCTACGTTGAGTGCCGACTAGAAATCCCCGACATAACGTGGGGAACGTGCGACGAGGTGTTGCTCACCGGCACTCACATCACGCTCATTGATTACAAATTCGGCAAGTGGATTGTCGATGATCCGAAGGACAATATGCAAGCCAAGGCCTACACCCTCGGCGCGTTTCACAAATTTCCAGAAGCCAAAACTGCCGAGTTCATATTTCTAACCCCGCGACACAAACTGGAACAGTCGTCGAGTTTCAAGCGCGAGGAGGCGATGGGCTGGACGGACGAATTTAAGACTATTGTGGCGCGAGCCGATGACCCCTCCAGCCCGTACCGGCCCGACTCCGAAAACTGCCTATTTTGCGGGAGTAAATCCCGTTGCCCCGAATTACAAAAACGCGCTATGGATATTGCAGAAGATTACGACGGGCTACTCCTACCGGAGTCAGCGAAAACAGCGGCCCTCACCAACCCAATTCAACTCCAGCGGGCGTTGGATGTGGCGTCCATCATGGAACGATGGGCGAGGAACGTCCGCAACACCGCACTCGAACTGCGCCTCGAAGGTGTGGAGATACCGGGGTACGAACTCAAGCAAACCGCCGGGAACCGCAAGATCAAGGACGTTGCCAGCGCGTGGAGCGCACTAAAAGAAATCGTTCCGCAGGAGGAATTTCTGGAGGCGTGTTCAATAACCCTCGGAACACTGGAGAAGAAGCTCAAGGAGCAAGCCCCGCGTGGGCAGAAACAAGAATTTGCCAAATCCACCCTCGATGTTCTGGACGGTCTAGGATTAGTCGAGCGTGGGAGGGACAAAACATACCTAACGAAAAAACGATGACTGATAAAAAGAAAAAAAGCAGCGGCAACGCTGGGACGACCACAGCTATAGCCCTCCCGCAACCGGCGGCTGGATCTGTTAGTGGAGAAATAGACACAAGTGATTTGGTTGTTCCATCCCTCAAGATGGCCGCTAAAACCGGCGAGTTGGGCGAACTGTTCATGCCCGGTTCACTGGTACTGAACGCCGAGTACGCACTGTACGGGGCGCGAGCCGACGAGCCAGAGAAGAAAAAGGAAGACCCTGTTTGGCTAACGGTTCTCCACGCCAAAAAATCCTACTACGAACACACCGAGTATGGGTCTGGCACAATGCCTAAAACCGCCGACACGCTGGATGAAGTGCTGGCTCAAGGTGGCTCACTCGAATGGGTGGATGGCGCGAAGCCAACATGGAACCCGCAAGTGTGTTGCACTGTGCTGGTACGAGGGGACGATGAAGCCTATTTCCCGTGGGAGTTTGGCAAACACCGCTACGCTATGGCCCGATGGGTTCTCTCCAGTTTCAGCGCGTACAACAACGCCGCCAAACCCATCCTCACCGCTGCGGCCCTAAACCTCCGCGCCGGGCTGGAGTATGGGAGTTGGGGCTTAACCTCGGCACTCAAGAAAAAAGGGGCTAATAGCTGGTACATTCCAGTGCTGACCACCGGGGAGAAAAACGACGAAAAATTCGCCACTTGGGCGCGACAACTTACCCACTGATCGGAGGGGGTTGTGTGGGTACGGGGTGGCGGCGGAGGTTATTCATTTCCTCCGTTGCTGCCCCATTTTAAAAAATGATAGCTATAGATTTCGAGACATATTACGACGCCGAATGCACCGTTAAGGGACTCGGCCCCGATGCCTATTGCCGTCATCCAAAATTTGATCCGTACATGGTGTCGCTGTACGGAGATGGCATTGACTATGTTGGGCCGACGCAAGATGCGCCTTGGTGCGATATTCCAGCCGACGCACCGTTCGTGGCGCACAATGCGGCGTTCGATTCCACGGTGTTCGAGGCGGCACAGCGCATGGGCTACATCCCCGGCGACTTAACCCCAACATGGGATTGCTCCGCAAATCTCGCCGTGTATGTCCAATGTCCGCGCAATCTCAAAGGGTTCGCGGAACAAATGTTGGGGGTGAAACCTGACAAATCGGTACGGGACAACATGAAGGGCAAGCTCCCCGCTGACCTCGATAAAACCGAACTCAAAGCCCTGCTCGAATACGCCCGCTATGACTCCGTTTATTGTCACGAACTATGGCGGCTATATGAAAAGTATTGGCCTTACCATGAAAGAATTTTAGCCCGCCACACAATGACAAGCGGGCAGCGCGGCATTCAAATCGACAAACCGAAACTGGATGCCGGGGTCGAGACACTTTATGAGATCAAGGAAGCGGCGGGGAAGAAGGTTCCGTGGAGCGCGGACGAGGAACCCATCAATTCCCTTAAACAACTTAAAATTTATTGCGCCAAGGAAGGCATACCGGCCCCACTCAGCACGAACCAGAACGAACCCGAATGTGTGGAGTGGGAGGCCGAGTATGGTGACAAATATCCAGTGGTGGCTGCGCTGCGCGATTGGCGAAAATCCAACCGGCTACTCCGACTATTTCAGACCGTCAATACTCGACTGCGCGAGGATGGAACAATGCCGTTTGGCCTCAAATACTTTGGCGCAACCCTAACGGGGCGTTGGTCAGGCGATACCGGCCTAAATATGCAGAATCTCCCACGGGGCGAGAGCTTCGGGATCGACACTCGCAGCTTGTTCATTCCACGGCCCGGTAAGAAATTTATCATTTGTGATCTGGCGCAGATCGAACCCCGCGTCATGGCGTGGCTCACCGACAATACTGAAATGATGGACTACGTTCGCAAAGGCGAGGACATCTACACGGCCCATGCACTATCCACAATGGGACTGGATAAGGTGGACAAGCAAGCCCGGCAACTCGCCAAGATTCGAGTGCTGGGGTTGGGGTATGGGTGCGGGGCCGCTCGATTCAAGCAGATCGCCGATAATTGGGGCGTGACGCTATCCAAGGACGAGGCCGAACACACCGTCAAGGAGTATCGCCGCACGAATCCAGAAATTAAAAACTTTTGGAGACAACGGGAACGAGAATTCAAAAAAGATGTTAACCAAAACCACTATTATGAACTCCCAAGCGGGCGGCACATTTCGTACTTCAATGTGTTGCACAAAAATGATCAGTGGTTTGCGTCGATCACAAGAGGCGCAACTCCACGGCACTGGTACGGCGGGAAGTTGGTCGAGAATGTAGTGCAAGCCACCGCCCGCGACGTATTCGCTGAACACTACTACAACATTGTCCGTTCGGGGTTCGAGGTTTTATGGACAGTCCACGATGAAATCATTGTGGAGGTGGACGAGGACGATACACAAGCCTGTGCCGAAATTCAGGATTTAATGAGCCGCACTCCAGAGTGGATTAAAGGATGCCCCGTCGCGGCAGAGGCGCACGAGGCGAGCGCGTATACGAAATGAAAACAGCACGAATACTATGGACGGCATAAACGACGAACGACCAACCGAATGCCCCGACTGCGGGCTACGGTATACGCAGGAAGATTGTGGAGGAGGCGACTGTCCGAGGTGCGATGATGGTGATGATGAATAATTTAGTGGCGGTCAACAAAAAAAACAAAAACCCGGCGGAACGAAAGGCCGCTTTTAGTTTAAGGTTTTTGGGTTTCTAGTTGGGCAAGACCCGCCACTAGCCCCCGGCTCGCGATTGCGGTGTTCGGGGGAGCTTTTATGAACCGAGACACGAACGAGTATGAAATATCTGACGCCTGCCCTGAATCAATGAGTTTAGGAACGCGAAAGGAGTTCAATGAAAAGTACGAAAAATGGGAAATCAAACAAGCCAACCAACCCCCCACATGGCGGTGGATTTACGAGGAGGAAACCGATGACTGAACCGCACGAAATTGAAAAGCTTGAGGAACGAGTGCGCGACCTTGAACGCCAACTGGTTCAGGGACGAGTGGAGCATATAAACGAAATGGCTATTCTCAAACACGACCTCATGCGGGCTAATTTAAAAGCTCGACTCAAACTGCAAGACGAAATCGCCGCCCGAAAAACAGCACGACGGGAAGCACAATTCTCAGACTAAATGCCAACAACTCTCCCTCCACGGATAAAAAATTGCCCTTCCAGCGGTGCGGGTGTTCACAGGTGGATATTTCATGCCGTTTGTGTGTTGGATAAAGCGGGCTACGCCGATGCCGACATCGAGGAATGGGTTGGAAAACATTCCAGTCGATCACTCCAGCCGGGCGAGGTTCAGAATGCCCTCAAAACAATTCGCAATTCAATTGTGAAGGTGCGCCCCCGCTGGCCTTTCCCCAACCCCATTGACACTAAACGAATAGCCAACCTCGGCGGCGGCATGGATGCACTGAGAAGAACGTCAGTGGTCGAGTGTGCGGATGCCGGGGATGCGCTCCAGCAATTATTCGAGGGCGACCCGCTACTTTGTTGCGGCCTAGACTCCAGAGAATTTGCCACCGAACCGTTGTCGCGCTGGATAAACCTCTCCCAACTCCAATTCATAGTTCCGTCCCCGATGTCCGATAAGTGGGGCGAAACTCAAGCGGGCAAACGCAGCCAGCATACTCTCTCCAACACCGGGCCTCGTCACTATCTAGTTGTGGAATTCGACGAAGGCTCTCACGACTCCCACGCCTCAATAATCCAACACCTAGCCGCCGCTATGCCTCTCTGCATGGCCGTGGACTCTGGAGGGAAGTCGATTCATGCGTGGTTCGATGTACGAGAGCGGAGTGAAGCCTCCACGCGAAAATTTTTCCAGCTTGCTTGTCAACTCGGCGCAGACCCCGCCACTTGGACAAAATCTCAATTCGTAAGAATGCCTCAAGGTCGCCGGGCAAATGGCAACCTACAAAAAATAATCCACTTCAACCCCCCAAAATATGCTCCCTTTTGAAATATTCCACCATCCCGTTTCGGGCCGATTCTTCATGCGCGACAACCGCGAACGCTTCCTATCCCTCAATAGCGATGCTGTTAAGCGGCAGTTGAAGTTGCGCGGGGTTCGAGGGTCGAAGCAGCAGGATGAAAACATGAGTGACGTTGACCAAGTGCTGGCTGAAGCCACCCATGAGGCGTCGTGCGAATATGCCGGGCCGCTCGCAGGCCACATGGCTGGCGTTATAAAATTTAAGGGAACTAGGGTGCTGGTTACGGATGATCCCGTCATCATTAAAGGCGAGCCGCGCCCGTTTCCGATGATCGAGAAAATTCTCACCGAACTATTTCATGCAGTTGACCCGGATCAAATCCAGCACGTTTTTGGTTGGCTCCACATGGCGCGGTTGATGATGAAAGCGGGGAAGCCCATGCCGGGGCAAGCACTCGTTATGGCTGGGCCAAGAAATTGTGGCAAAAATCTATTCCAAGACCTCATCACTGAAATGCTAGGAGGCCGCGTTGCGAGGCCCTATCGCTACATGACGGGGAAAAGCGAATTCAACGCTGATCTATTCCAAGCGGAACATCTGATGATAGCCGATGAAGCCCCCTATCAAGACATAGCGTCGAGGCGGCTGTTCGGGACTCGAATTAAGGATTTTGCAGTGAATCAGTTCCAGAGTTGTCATGGTAAACACAAGGACGCGCTCACTCTTGCCCCATGCTGGAGACTAACGGTTTCCACAAATGATGAAGCCGAGAATTTGATAATGTTGCCTCCACTTGATAACAGTATCGAGGACAAAATCATGCTATTTAAGGTGGCTCCAGCCAAAATGCCGATGGACGCTAATTCTCCTGCGGGGCGCGAGGCTTTTTGGAACGGGTTGATGGATGAATTACCGGGTTTTATTTGGTTCGTGGAGAACTATTGCATTCCAGAGGAACTAAAAGACTCACGTTTCGGCATTAAGGCATATCATCACAAGGATATTGTGGAGATTCTGGAAGATATGGCCCCAGAGGCGAGGCTTTCGGAACTCATTGATGTAGTCATCCAGCCGAATGGCAAGCCGTGGCGAGGTACGTTGCAAGACCTCGAAACTCAGCTTTTAGATGACTCCACCTACCGCTCCAGAGTGGAAAAATTGCTCTCCTATCCAACCGCATTGAAGACTTATATGCGGCGACTCCACCGGGATCGGCCTGACAAATTCGTCCACTCCAAGGTCAACAGCCGAAATCTTTGGGAGATTAGTGCGCCAGAGCGGTAAAAGTCTAGTCCCTTGAGTACCCGAAGGTTGGAGTGTTGCGGGAAAACACAGCTCCATGTGTGAAAATCACACGCTTAAAATGGAGGAAACAGACTTCCAGCACCCTTAGTACCCACTGTATCCCCTTAATATAGAAAATAGTATTTATATATACAAGTTGGGGTCATGGGTACTGAAGGTGCTAAGGGTGCTGGAGTAAAAAGCCCCGCCCCCCGAAGTGGAGAGGCGAGGCTGGAACCAGTGAGAGAGTGTCAGTCGTTACCACGCGATGCGTGGAGGTTTAGGAATTGCACAAGACCTTCCTTGCCTTTGCGAATTTCGAGTTTATGCGGGCCACCCCAACCGTTGAAATCTTGTGGGTTACCGTTGGCACGATATTTGGCCCGCACTTTGGCTTTGATACTGGAGAGATCAGCTTTTGACTTGGCCCAGTGTCGGACACTCCCA